CTTTGCAGATATGATACAGCTAACGCATTTAAAGTTACAGCAAGTTATGGCTCGTATGGTACCAGATGGTGTTTACTTAGATGCTGATGGTTTAGCAGAGGTTGATCTTGGTAACGGTACAAACTATAATCCACAAGAAGCTTTAAATATGTTCTTCCAAACTGGTAGCGTTATAGGTAGAAGCTTTACATCAGATGGTGATGGTAATCCTGGTAAAGTACCAATACAACAAATAAACAATGGTGTTAATAGTGGTAAGATACAAAGTTTAATTAGTACTTATAATTATTATCTACAAATGATACGTGATGTAACCGGATTAAACGAAGCAAGAGATGCTAGTACTCCAGATCGTAACGCTTTAGTTGGTGTACAAAAAATGGCTGCTGCTAATTCTAATACAGCAACAAGACACATATTGCAGTCTATGATGTTTATAACAGCTGAAGTAGCAGAGTGCTTGTCACTACGTATAGCAGACATAATAGAGTATTCACCCACTAGAGAAGCATTTATAAGAACACTTGGCGCTCACAATGTAGCAACATTAGATGAAATGAAAAATTTACATTTATATGACTTTGGTATATTTATAGAGTTAATGCCAGATGAAGAAGAAAAACAAATGCTTGAAAATAATATACAAGTATCTTTACAGCAAGGTTCTATAGATTTAGATGATGCTATAGATTTACGTACTATTAGAAACGTAAAGCTAGCTAATCAAATGCTTAAAATAAAAAGAAAACAAAAACAAAAAAGAGATCAGCAAGTGCAACAACAAAATATGCAAGCGCAAGCTCAAGCTAACGCACAGTCACAACAAGCAGCTGCTCAAGCAGAAATACAAAAGAAACAAGCTAACGCAGCAGCAGACGCTCAACTAGAACAAACTAGAAATCAACTTAAAATACAGTATTTACAAGAAGAAGCTAGTGTTAAAAAAGAATTAATGCAATATGAGTTTCAATTAAATACTAAACTTGAGGTTATGAAAAACGAAGTTAACAGTATGGCAGATTCTATGAAAGAAGATAGAAAAGATGCTAGAGTTGATAGACAAGCTGGTCATCAAAAAGAGATGATTACTCAAAGAAGTGAGGGTGATTCACTTAAAAAGTTTGAGTCATCAGGTAATGATATAGTTACAGGGGATGCAGGTTTAGAAATGTAATCCTTTATTATTTAATATTTTATAAAATTTTATTATGACAGAAGAAAATAAAGAGGTTGTTGAAGAAACAACTGAAGAAAACGTTGAACAACCGGTTGAAGAAGTTGTAGACGATATAGATTTATCTAAGTTTGATAGCGCTGATAATCCAGATGTTATTAAAATAGATTTAGATAAAGCACCTATAATTAAAAGCGAAGAGGTTGAGCAACAACCCGCTGAAGAAAAGGTGGACGTAGTCGAAGAGACTGTTGATCAGCCAGTGTTACAAGAGATTACAGAAGAACCTACTGTAGAAGAAACTGTTGAAAAAGTTGAAGAAGCTGTAGAAGAAGCTGTTCAAGAAGCAGTGGACACTGGAAAACCACTACCTGAAAATATACAAAAGTTAGTTGACTTTATGGATGAAACAGGTGGTGACATACAAGACTACGTTAATTTAAACAGAGATTTATCTAAGATGGATGACTCTGATATATTAGATGAATATTATAGAAATAAAAAATCTCATTTAACAGCAGAAGAACGTAATTTTTTATTAGAAGAAAAGTTTGGTATTGATGAAGAACTTGATGATGAAAAAGCTATACGTAGTAAAAAGATAGCCCTCAAAGAGCAAGTTGCCGAGGCTAGAGCCTATTTAGACGGGCAAAAGTCTAAGTATTATGAAGATATTAAAGCTGGGTCAAAGTTGACCAATGAACAACAAGAAGCTATTAATTTCTATCATAAGTATAACAAAGATCAAGAAAGTCAGAAAAAGTTATCTGAAAAAAGCAAGAGAACATTTTTAAATAAGACTGATAGTTTCTTTGGACAAGATTTCAAAGGTTTTGAATATAGTGTCGGAGATAAAAAATATCGGTACAATGTTAAAGATGTTAATAAAGTAAAGACAACTCAAAGTGACATTAATAATTTTATCAACAAGTTTGTTGGTGATGATAAGTCTACTATAGACGATGCTGCTGGTTATCATAAATCTTTATTTACAGCTATGAACGCAGATGCTATTGCTAATCATTTTTATGAACAAGGTAAAGCAGATGCTATTAAAGGCCAAATTGCTAAAGATAAAAATATTAACCTAGAACCTAGAAAAACACACGGCGAAGTTAACGTTGGGGGCGTTAAGTACAAGGTGTTAGGTCAATCTTCTTCTGAAATTAAAAACAGATCTTTTAAAATTAGAAAGAAAAATTAACTTAAAAAATTATAAATTATGGCAATTACACCCGCTAGTTTGACAGTGCCTGCTCCTATGCAGCAAACACTGTCTACTAACTATTTAGATTTTACTGCCGCTTCAGGTAATAACTGGGCACAGCAGTACCTGCCAGACTTAATGGAAAAAGAAGCTGAGATATTCGGACCAAGAACTATATCAGGTTTTTTAAATCAAGTTGGTGCAGAAGAGTCTATGACTTCAGATCAAGTAGTTTGGTCAGAACAAGGTAGACTACATTTATCTTATAAATGTAAAGTAGAAGACGTAAACACTATATTAGTTCAAGCTGATATTGACGGCGTTACTTCTAACAACTCTGGTATACACACAGGTGTTACTGGTAATGGTCACGGTATTAGAGTTAACGATACTATTATTGTAGCAAACTCAGGAGGAGTTGCTAAGTGTATTGTTAAGTCTGTTTCAAACTCAACATTATTAATTGAGCCTTATGGTGCTACAGCTTTAGCAGCTGGTATAGCAACAAACTCTGATCAAGATACTACTATATTAGTATATGGTTCTGAGTTTGGTAAAGGAACAGGTTACTATGATAACAACGGTTCTAACACAGATCTTAATACTAGAGGAGCTAATGAACCTCAGTTCAAAACTCATACTAACAAACCAATTATAATTAAAGATTATTATGAAGTATCTGGATCAGACGCTTCAAGAATTGGTTGGGTAGAAGTTACATCTGAGCAAGGTCAATCAGGTTACTTGTGGTATTTAAAAGCTGAGGCTGACACAAGAGCTCGTTTCACTGATTATTTAGAAATGGCAATGATTGAAGGTGAAAAGCAATTAACAGCTGGTAGTACAGAAGTTGATGACTTTTTAGGTGGTGCTTCAAATTCAGCTGGTACTGAAGGTTTATTTGCAGCTATTGAAACTAGAGGTAATCTTACGTCTGGTGTCACAGGTGTTAACGCTGCTACTGATTTAGCAGAGTTTGACGCTATATTAGCTGAGTTTGATAAGCAAGGTGCTATTGAAGAGTACATGATGTTTTTAAATAGAGCTAGTAGCTTAGCTATTGACGATATGCTTGCATCAATGAACTCTTACGGAGCTGGAGGTACTTCTTACGGAGTATTCGACAATGACGAAGATATGGCATTAAATTTAGGTTTCTCAGGTTTCCGAAGAGGTTCATACGACTTCTACAAATCAGACTTTAGATACTTAAATGATTTAGCTACAAGAGGTGGTATTAACGCTGCTGCTGGAGCTGAAGCAATCAGAGGAGTATTTATTCCAGCTGGTGTTTCTACTGTATACGATCAGCAATTAGGTAAAAACCTAAAGCGACCGTTTTTACATGTTAGATTTAGAGCTTCTGCAACTGATGACCGAAGAATGAAGACTTGGGTTACTGGTTCAGTAGGGGCGGCTACATCTGCTTTAGATGTTATGCAATTACACATGTTATCAGAAAGATGTTTAGTAGTACAAGGTGCTAACAACTTTATGTTAATGAAGTAATACTATTTATTTATAAGGGCGGTATTATATCGCCCTTATATTTTTTTTTAATTTTTATTATATTATATTATGGCAAAGAAAAAACAAACTAAGGTTGAAGAACCTGTAGTTGAAGAAACAGTTGCTGTTGTAGAACAGCCAAAGGTTGAAGCTCCTAAAACAAAAGCTAAACCCATAAATACTTGGGAAATAAAAGATAGAGTATATTATTTAAAAGGTAATAAAAAACCTTTATCAAGATCTATAAAAACTTCAAACTTATTTTGGTTTGATGAAGAGAAAGGTTATGAAAGAGAAATAAAATACTGTAAAAATCAAAGAACTTGTTTTGTTGATGAAATGCAAGGCGAGCAAAGATTAGAGCACATTGTTTTTAGAGGTGGTGCTTTGTTTGTTCCACGTGAACAAGTTACTTTACAAAAGTTTTTATCTTTATATCATCCACATAATAATCAATTATTTTACGAACACCAACCAGATGTTGTTGCTGAATATCAAATAGATCAACTTGAGATGGAGGCTGATGCAATACTAATGGCTAGGCAAATAGATATTGATTTAGCTGAAGCTATAATGAGGGTAGAGAAAGGATCTGAAGTATCTAAGATGAGTTCTAAGGAACTTAAAAGAGATTTATTATTATTTGCTAGAAATAATCCTAAACTATTCTTAGAACTTGCTAATGATGACAATGTAGTTCTTAGAAACTTTGGTATTAGAGCTGTTGAAGAGGGTATATTAAAATTATCAAGTGATCAAAGAAACTTTTTATGGGCATCAACTGATAGAAAAATTATGACAGTACCTTTCGATGAACATCCATATACAGCATTAGCTCATTGGTTTAAAACAGATGAAGGTATGGAAATATATTCAAATATAGAAAAAAGATTTAATTAATATCTTTTAACTTAATATTAATAGCCACTCATTTTGGGTGGCTATTTTTATTTAGCAGCTAACCTTCCGCTTTATTATGTAACTATATATTAGTAAAATATATTATAATATGAGCAAAACAAATAAATCAAAAGGTTTAGGCGATAGTGTAGAAAAATTTACTAAAGCAACAGGTATAAAAAGCTTAACAGAGATAGCTGCAAGAGCTATGGGTTATCAAGATTGTGGTTGCGATAAACGTAAAGCTTGGCTTAACCAACAATTTCCTTATTATAAAAAATAAAAATTATGGCAGTAGATATAGATAATGTTTATCAAAAAGTTTTAGCTTTAGCTAATAAAGAGCAAAGAGGTTATATAACTCCTCAAGAATTTAACTTGTTTGCTGATAAAGCTCAAAATGAAATATTTAATAACTATTTTCATAAAATAAAAATAACAGCTAATAAACCTAAAACTCAAACATTATATTCTGATGAACTAGAAATGTTAGAAGAAAAGTTACATCCTTTTTTTAATGACACTACTGTTTCAACATCTACAGCTGATTTAACTTTACCAACTAATCTTCATAAAATTATAAGTATAACTAGAGGTGGTAATCAAGTTACACAGCTAAATAAAAGTGAAGTAGCTTATACAGAAAATAATCCTTTAACTAAAGCAACTACAACTAGATCTACTTTTGTTAGAGAAGACTCTGGTACAGTTACAATATTTCCAGCACCAACAGTTAGTACTAGTTTTGAAATTAATTTTTACGCAGTTCCTAAAAAACCAAGTTGGTCTTATGTTATTATTAATGGAAAACCTTTGTTAAACGCTTCTGCTACCGACTTTCAAAATTTTGAATTACACGAAAGTGAGGAAGAAAATTTAGTTAATAAAATATTATTATTAGCAGGCGTTACAATACAGAAACCAGAAATACAACAAGCAGGTGCAACTCAAATGCAACTGACACAACAACAACAAAATAGTTAATTATGGGATTACTAAGCCAAACACAAGCTCAATATTATAACTCAGGTAACTCTGCTAATTATGGTGATTATCAGTTTACTACTTTGGAAAATATTATAAACGCCTTTATGTTCGCGTATGTTGGAGAAGGTAAGATAATATCTAAAGTAAATAGAACTGATGTACAGTTTCACGCAATGCGCGCTATACAAGAGTTATCATACGATGTATTAAGATCTTTTAAATCTCAAGAAATAGAAGTACCAAATACTTTATCAATGATACTTCCACAAGATTATGTTAACTATGTTAAAATAGTTAGAATTGGAAGTGATGGTTTAGAAAGACATTTATATCCAGCTAGAAAAACTTCAAATCCATTTGCTATATCACAAGCAGCAGATGGCACTTATCAATTTACTGGTGATAATTTAACAGAGCAAACACCTAGTAATACTTCTGAAAACTTTGAAGATGTAACACCTGTTAATTATCAACTTTATGATGTTAATTATTCTTCTGATATAGAAATATCTACAGAAGGTAGAAGGTACGGTTTAGATCCACAGTTTGCTCAAATTAATGGTAGCTTTTTTATAGATCAATTAAGAGGTTTAATAAAGTTTGGTGCCGCACTAGCAGGTGAAACTGTAACACTTCATTATGTTAGCGACGGTTTAGGTACAGACTCTGAAATGGTTGTGCATAAATTTTGTGAAGAAGCTTGTTATAAACATATAGCTTATGGTGTATTATCTACAAGAAGTAATATACCTGAGTATTTAGTACAAAGATATAAAAAAGAAAGATTTGCTGAAACTAGAAAAGCAAAGATAAGATTATCTAATATTAAAATAGAAGAATTTACACAGGTACTTAAAGGTATGGGTAAACAAATAAAATAAAATTATGGCAAATATTAAACATAGTTTTACGGCTGGCAAGATGAACAAAGATCTTGACCAAAGATTAGTTCCACAAGGTGAATATAGAAGCGCTTTGAATATTCAAGTTAGAACAACTAGTGGTGATGAAAATGGACTAGGTGATTCTGGTACTGTTCAAAACTTACAAGGTAATAAATCTATTGGTACTTCTGGTGGAGAATATAATAGCCATACTAATTCTGAAGATTGTGTTTGTGTAGGTTCTATAGCAGATGAAAAAAATGATTGCGCTTATTTCTTGTATACAACAGGTACTTTTTCAACAGAATCTGAAGATTCATCTACAAGAGTAATAAAGCAAGATACTATAGTTAGACAATTTACTTCAGGAGCTACAGATCTTATTTTTTTAGATAGATGGGGAATACATCAACCTATGACTGATGGTTCTACTAATCTTTTTTTAAATGATTTAAATGAATTTACTGGAACTATAACTCAGTTTACGTTAGTTTCAACATTTCCTACATCATCATTAATATTATTAAGAGAAAATATGTCTATTGATTTTTATCAATCAACTGACTCTAGTAATTCTGTAACAGTTAAAATTAAAAAAATATCTGGAAGCACTGTAATACTATATGATGCTCTTGATACAAATACTGTTACTTGGGCTAATATTACTCACGCTAGAATTACACATCCAAGAGTTTTAAATTTTCAAAAAAATAACATAATAACAGGTTTAAATATAATAGATGATTTATTATTTTTTACAGACGGCGTTTATGAACCTAAAAAAATAAATGTTAAAAGATGTTTTGAAGGAACTAATCAATCATGTCTACAACACACGCAGCTTGTAGTGTCTGATGAAGATGGTGATTTAGAGCTAGCAGGTGATTTAGAGTTTGGCCAAAATCAAACTATAATTAATAATGATATATTAGAAAAACACATTACTGTTTTAAGACCAGCTCCTAAAACACCACCAACCATAGATATTGATGCAAGAGATTTAGGAGAGTTGCAGTTTACAACTTCTAATTTAAACTGGTTTGGTGATGATGGTGATCCACTAGAACCTGGAGATGAAGTTACAATTGGTCTTAACAATGATGAAGTTAATACAGTGCCTGAGTTATCGTTAACTTCTTTTAGAGCTAATGATATAATAAGAGTTTATGAAGATAACTCACTAGATGATAATATAACTAGTTTTAAAGTAAAATTTTTAAATTATGTTTCAGGTGATGGAGAAGCTAGTACAATACCTACTAATGAAATAAAAGTAGAAATAATAACTTTTACTGAAGAAATATCAATAAACAATGTAGAGTGGAGTTTTGAAGTTGAATTACCTAAACCTAAATTTGAATTAAAGTTTGCTAGATTTGGATATAGATATAAATATGAAGATGGAGAATACTCTGCTTTTTCACCATTTTCAGAAGTAGCATTTGATCCTGGAGTTTTTGATTATGATTCTACTAAAGGCTTTAACTTAGGTATGGTTAACACTATACAAAATTTAGCTGTAAAAGATTTTATACCTTATTATACTGATAGAGATTTAGATATATCTGAAGTAGATATATTATATAAATCTACTAATGATGCTAATGTTTATGTAGTTAAAACAGTTAAAAAAGAAAAGGATCAAGAGTGGGAGGCTTTTACACCAAGTGAAAGTGATACAAGTTCTTTACAAACTGGTAGAATAGAAATAACTTCTGATACTATACACAGAGTTTTACCATCTAATCAAATACTCAGAGCTTTTGATAACGTACCTAGATATGCTAAAGCTCAAGAAATAACTGGCAGTAGAATAATATACGGTAATTACGTTCAAGGTTTTGATATAAATAGAAAAGTTAGTTTATCACAAGTTATTACTTCTGAAACTGTTGATGTACAACCTAAAAAATCAATTAAAACTTTAAGAGATTATAAAGTTGGTATGGTGTTTGGTGATAAGTACGGAAGAGAAACGCCAGTGATAGAGTCATCTAGTGTATCAACTCTTTCTAGCGGTAATGTTGTTGCTATTTTAGATGATTTAGTTGTTGAAAAAACACTTTGCGATTTAGCTAATAAAATAAAAGTTAAGCAAACTTGGTTTAATATTGGTGCTAACATAGATCCTACTAACACAATGAGTTGGATGGAGTACGTTAAGTATTACATTAAAGAAACTAGTAATGAATATTATAACTTAGTTCTTGATAGATGGTACTATGCTAGAAACCAAGATAACATATGGTTGTCTTTTCCATCAGCTGATAGAAATAAAGTTGATCTTGAGACTTATTTAATATTAAAAAAAGATCACGGTGAAAACGTGGCTGTATTAGAAGCGGCTAGATATAAAGTTATAGATATTGATAATGAAGCTCCTGAATTTATAAAGCTAGATTTAAGAGACATGGGTGTAACTAAACTTGGTACTGGTAACCACGTTTTATCAAGCGATACTACCGGTGCTAATGTAGGTTTATTTTCTAACACAACTTTAACACCTAATAGTAACGAGCCAGATCTTCTGACATCACCAGATGCAAAAGAAATTATAGTACCAGAAATGTACTA